CCAGAATGATTCTGACAGATTTAGAAAACGTTTTGCAAACTATCAATACTTAGAAGCTAACCCTTTTGAAGCAGAGGGTATTGATATAGAAGCAATGGAAAAAGGTTTATTAAATGAGTACCTGGAGTTACAAGCAAGAAAACCAAAAATTATAAATAAAGAAGTGGGTGATATAATAACAACTTTAACAGATAGACTTGATGCACAAAATGTTGAAAATTTAGAAGGCTTTTTAGGTTCAATTGTTGGAAGAAGAGGAATAAATAATAGAGAGCAAATTAAACAAGATATTGAGCAACAAGTAATAACAGGTAATGAACCAATTCTTGGGCAAGCTCCTGTTCAAATGTCTCCAGAAGAATTAGATGATATTTATGAAAGTGGAATTATGGCCATGGCAAACGGCGGTAGAATTGGTTTTGCTGATGGACCTATGGATCCGAAAAGAAGACTATTTTTAAAATTAATGGGAGGTATTATGTCTTTACCTTTCATACCTAAATTTATGAAACAAGCAGACGTTGCTAAACCCATAGTTAAAATTGCAGGTAGCTCTACTAAAATGCCAGACTGGTTTCCTGATTTAATAAACAAAGTTATGTTTGGTGGCACAGGTAAAAAAGTAGATGCAGATTTAACAATATATGAACCAAAAGAATTACCAGGAATATCTATAGGTAGATATGATGATGGTAGAGTTTTTGTAGAAGGTGAAAACGAATACGGGAAAAAATATATGATTGAGTATGAACCACCAGGCTTTGAACTTATAGATGAGAAAACAGGTAAAGCTGTGAGAACAAAAGGTGAGTTTAAAGCTGAAGAAGAAGTGCCTGTTAACGTAGATCCTGACGGTAATGCTGATTTTGATGTAGAGGTTCTTGATGATCTAGATAATATTATGGGTCCAGATACAAGACGTATGGAAGAATTTGCAACAGGTAAAGTTACAAAAACAGTTAAAGATATGACAGGTGACACAGGTATGAAAACGGGAGAGTACAACGTAGGTGCAGCCGAAGCAAGAGCAGAACAAGCAGCTGAGGAGGCTGCAGAAAGACTAGCGGACGAAGCAGAGGAGGCAGCAGCAGCACTAGATGAAATTGACTAAAACAATACCCCCTAAATCTGGTCCTCAGTCTGAGGGCTTGCTTATTAATTATAATACTGTTAAACCTGTAAAATTGGAGAAAATAAATGGCAGACATAGACAAGTCTCTTCCAAACGTAGAGCAAGAGATAAAAATACCATCACCTGAAGAAATAGAAGTTGCTCAACAAGAAGAGCAAGAAAAAATTACTGAAGAGGGTGGACCAGTAGAAGTTACAGAAAACGAAGATGGATCTGTAGATGTAAACTATGATCCGTCAATAGGATCTGTTGAAGGTGGACAAAACCACTACGATAATTTAGCAGAACATTTACCTGATGATGTATTAGGAAGATTAGGAACATCATTATACCAAAATTATCAAGACTATAAAAATTCTAGAAAAGATTGGGAGAGAGGTTACAGAGAAGGTTTAGATTTATTAGGTTTTAAATACGATAACAGGACAGAACCCTTTCAAGGTGCATCAGGTGCAACTCACCCAGTATTAGCTGAAGCTGTTACACAGTTTCAAGCGTTGGCTTACAAAGAATTATTACCAGCTAACGGTCCAGTTAGAACACAAATTTTAGGTGTACCAACACCAGAAAAAGAACAACAATCACAAAGAGTAAAAGATTTCATGAACTATCAAATCATGGAAAAAATGAAAGACTATGAACCAGATTTTGATTCTATGTTATTTCATTTACCTTTAGCAGGATCTGCTTTTAAAAAGGTATACTACGACGAAGCAAGTTCAATGGCTTGCTCTAAATTTGTTCCCGCAGATGATTTGATTGTGCCGTATACAGCTACCTCATTAGATGATGCGGAGTCAATCATTCATCGGGTTCAAATATCTGAAAACGAATTAAGAAAACAACAAGTTGCTGGTTTCTACAGAGATGTAGATTTAAAACCAGGACCTGTAAACGAAACAGAAGTTGAAAGAAAAGAACGAGAGCTTGAAGGTGCAAGCAAAGGCAGAGACGAAGATGTATTTAACTTATTAGAGTGCCATGTAAATTTAGACTTAGAAGGTTTTGAAGACATAGGCCAAGATGGTGAACCAACAGGAATTAAACTTCCATACGTTGTAACACTTGAAGAAAATTCTAGAGAAGTTTTATCAATCAAAAGAAATTATGAAGTAGGTGATCCACTAAGAAAAAAAGTAGATTACTTCGTGCACTTTAAATTTTTACCAGGACTTGGTTTCTATGGTTTTGGTTTAATACACATGATTGGTGGATTATCAAGAACAGCTACGGCTGCATTACGACAACTATTAGACGCAGGAACTTTATCTAATTTACCTGCAGGATTTAAACAAAGAGGTATTAGAATTAGAGATGACGCTCAAAGCATTCAACCAGGAGAATTTAGAGATGTGGATGCACCAGGAGGAAACATCAGAGATTCATTTATGATGTTACCATTTAAAGAGCCGTCACAAACTCTCTTACAACTTATGGGCGTCGTAGTATCTGCAGGTCAAAGATTCGCTTCAATAGCAGACTTGCAAGTAGGTGAGGGTAATCAACAAGCGGCAGTGGGTACGACAGTAGCCTTGTTGGAAAGAGGCAGCAGAACAATGTCTGCAATTCACAAAAGAATTTATGCAGCTCTTAAACAAGAGTTCAAATTATTAGCAAGAGTTTTCAAGTTATATCTACCGCAAGAATATCCCTACGATGTTGTTGGTGGTCAAAGAATGATTAAGCAAATGGACTTTGACGATAGAGTAGATATATTGCCAGTTGCGGATCCCAACATATTTTCTCAGACACAGCGTATTTCCCTCGCACAGTCGGAGCTGCAGCTGGCAACATCTAATCCACAAATACATAATCTGTATCAAGCATATAGAAATATGTATGAAGCTTTAGGTGTAAAAGATATTGATAAGATTTTAAAACGACCCCCTATTCCCGCACCAAAGGACCCAGCGTTAGAGCATATCGATGCTCTCGCTGGGAAACCGTTCCAAGCTTATCCTGGTCAAGATCATAGAGCGCATATTACATCTCACTTAAATTTTATGGCAACTAATATGGCTAGAAATAACCCGATTGTTATGGCTGCGTTAGAGAAAAATTGTTTTGAGCACATTTCATTAATGGCAACAGAACAAGTTGAAGTAGAATTTAGAGGAGAAATGCAGCAACTTGCGGCTATCAGACAAAATCCTCAAGCTGCAATGAATCCACAAATACAAATGCAAATAAAAATGATGGCAGAAAAAATAGAAGCAAGAAAAGCGCAACTCATTGCTGACATGATGGAAGAATTTATGAAGGAAGAGAAGAAAATTACATCTCAATTTGATAATGATCCAATTGCAAAACTAAGAGCAAGAGAATTAGACCTTCAAGCACAAGAAAATGCTAGAAAAAAACAAGAAGGAGAAGAGAGATTAAACCTAGATAAGATGAGAGCGATGATGAATCAAGAAAATCAAGACGAAAAACTAGAGCAAAACGAAGAATTAGCAAAATTAAGAGCTAACACATCGATTGAAAAGACAATTTTATCAAAAACTTTACCAAGTGCTAAAGATATGGGCCCAGGTAACGTGATAATTAGGAGAGATGATGAGTAAGAAGATGACAAAACCTCAAAAAAAGGTTAAAAAGGTTATGAAGGAGTTTAAAAAAGGTAAACTCAACATAGGTAAAAGCGATAAGAAGGTAAAAAGTCGTAAACAAGCTATTGCGATTGCACTTTCTAGAGCTGGAATAGATAAAAGGAGCTAAAATGGCAGAAGAAAACAAAAAAGGCCTGAACCACGAGATGTTTACGAACAAAGATGGTTATGCTGAAGGTGGAAAAGAGATCGAAACAACTGATCCATCTGAAATGCAAGAAGCAGAGGTTCAAGGTCAAGGAAATATCTTAGCAGAGAAGAAAAGAAAAGCTAAGTGGTACTAATATGGCGTGGTTTAGTTTAGCAAAGATTGCAATGCAAGCTGGCGCTAAGATTTATTCTAATCGTCAGAAGACTAAAATGGCAATGTCTGATGCACAACTAATGCATGCAGAAAAAATGGCTCGAGGTGAGGAAGCTTACCAAGGCAAATTATTAGAAGCGAGACAAACGGACTGGAAAGACGAATTTGTCTTGTGCATTTTGTCGGCTCCGATTATAGTATTAGCCTGGGCAGTCGTAAGTGACGATCCAGATGCGATGGAGAAGGTCAAATTATTTTTTGAGTATTTCTCCACACTACCGTCATGGTTTACAAACCTGTGGATCCTTGTCGTGGCGAGTATTTTTGGTATAAAGGGCACACAGATATTTAGGAACGGAGGAAAAAAATAATGGCTAATCCAAGATATAATAAACAAGTAACAAACAGACGTGGCGTTATGGGTGGTGGCATGATGAAGAGAGGCATGTACAAAAAAGGTAGCTTCCCTGATATGTCTGGCGATGGTAAAGTTACTCAAAAGGATATTTTAATTGCAAAAGGTGTAATTAAAAAACCTGGTGGCAAAAAGAAAAAAGTTGTCAAAAAAATGAAAAACAAGAAAAAGGTAATCGGCTAATGGCTGGCAAAGGTTTATACGCAAACATACACGCTAAAAGAAAGCGTGGAGGTAAAATGCGTAAGAAAGGTGCAAAGGGTGCACCTACAGCAGCTAATTTTAGACGAGCCAAACAAACAGCAAAGGTTTAATTATGACTAAACTATGTCCAAGAGGAAAAGC